TTTCGCCAACGGGGGAGATAGAACTTCTGTTAATATTCCTGAAATGGCAGTTGAAGGAATTAATTTTCAATTTGGTATTGGGGGAGAATACAAAGCCAATAGTTCTAGTTGGATACTACAAGAATGGAAAGCACCTAAAACTGAAAGAGGGTGGGGTTATTACAGAGTATTACATGAACAAACTCGAGAAGTTAAATTAAAAGAATTAACTGTAGATCCCGGCAAATATTTAAGTATGCAAAGACATCAATCCCGTGCTGAACATTGGTTTGTAGCAGAAGGTACCGCTACAGTATATACAATAAACCGCAGTACCGATACTGAGCTATTAGGTGTCTATAATAAATTTGATAGTTTACACATTAAAAGAACTGAATGGCATCAATTGGTAAACGAAACTAACAAACCCTTAAAGATAATCGAAATTCAATACGGCGAAAATTGTGTCGAAGAAGATATTGAACGACAATAATTAATGAGCTCTCCACAATATAAAGAAATTTTGTATACCGTAATATTTAGAAATAATGACGCTACCAATCGTTTCAAAAAATGGATCGCCACGAGTAAATCTATTCAGGCCAAGGTAGAAAATAATCGTCTTCATATTTTTGATCACAATACTTTAAATTTATTTGTAGTGTCGTGGCATCATGGGTGGGAAGATGTAATGATTTGGGATTGCTGGACAAAACGGCACATTTACTTCTAGAAAAATTTGACTTATAGTATTATTCCTGTATAATTAAGATTGCGAAAGCATTTATAAAGGAATAACAATGTCAGCTAATCATGAACAAATCGTAACCGCGTTTAATACGTATATTTCAGAAAACGAAAAATTTACTGGTAAAGGCGTCAAAGCCGCAGCCGCTCGTGCTCGTAAAGCATTACAAGAAATGAGCAAAGGCATCAAAGAACGTCGTAAAGAAATTACTGCAGAAAAAGAAGCACTTGGAACCAAGTAAAACTTTTATAAGAACTGTACAGCAAGATCCAGATGATCCTGAACAGTTATTATTAGATTTAGGTACCGACTTATGTGAATACATGGGTTGGGAACCTGGTAATACACTTGAATGGACAGATTTAGGAGATGGCACTTGGAGTCTAATGAAAAAGATAGAGAAATAGAGTTTGCTAATATAAAGGCAATGCTGTCTAAAATATCAAGCGATGTAACAGTCAAATCTCAAGAAACTAACGAAGAACTAGCTAATAAATTTTATAATGCTAATTTTCCATCATCTCCTAATGATTATTCCTTTGATACTTCTGTAGCTACGTTGTCTGACGTTGATTTAAATTCAATAATAGGCCCTCCGACATGTTCTATTAACAATGGAGTAACGTACTCTCCTTACTCCTTTAATACCACTAGTGTTATTACTTCAGCCATATCTACTAACATGGCAGGAACTTTACAACTACAAGGAGAAAATGCTGACATTATAATTAACGGAGTAAGCATGTCAAAACGTCTAGACAAAATATGTGAACGTCTTAATATTTTAACACCAAATGCCACACTTGAAAAAGAATGGGATCAATTGAGAGAATTAGGCGAGCAGTATAGAGCACTCGAAACAAAGCTCAAAGAGCAAGGTGATATGTGGGGAAAACTAAAATCCATGCCTAAACCAGAGTTATAGACGTAGTTAATATCAAAAAATAGTTAAAAAGTCTTATTTTTTAGTAATCTTTACTATCATCCACTAAGTATTATTAGTAAAGAAATCCGGACGGGCTTGCGCCGGTATATAAATTTAAGTCACGTGGCAGTATTATAATACTGTTCGAAAAGGATTCTCGGAAAAATCCTTTCGTTGACAACTTAGAATTAATAATATTCAATTCAGTATTTTGTATTGAATACTATTCAAGAAGAAGTATGCCAAAGGGGCCGAGAGTCACTCCATACTAATATAATTCTACGTCGACGTACCTATTCTGGTTTTCCGCTGAACAGCTCAGACTAGCTGAAAGGAGACGTAAATGAAAATTAAATATTTTCTATTGTCGTTAATATTAGTAAGTGTATCATCATTTTCTGCTGAGACTGTGTCACAATCAGTTAATGGTTTTTTAAATGATAGTGTTAGTTTTGTAACTAAACCTTTTGTAAAGTTAAGCCAAAAGGAAATAGAATGTATGGCTCGTAATATTTTTTACGAAGCAGGATCTGAATCAGTTGAAGGAAAAGTAGCTGTAGCCATGGTTACTATCAATCGAGCACAAGATCCAAGTTTTCCAAACAATGTTTGTAATGTAGTAAAACAAAAAACAATATTTTCAATTCCAAAAATTGTTAAAACAACACAAATAGTAAAAACTGGCTGGTTTACACCCGATAAAGAAGTTACAGAAACTAAAACCACATGGGTACAACGAGCGGTATGTCAATTTTCTTGGGCTTGCGGCCAAACTCCAAAAATTAAACAAGATGATCCAAGATGGATTGAAAGCCAAGAAGTTGCTGAAAAATTGGCAAACGGTGAGTACGAAGAATATCGAGAAAAATACGAAAATGCCAAACATTTTCATGCTGTTTCGGTACACCCTGGTTGGAAATTGAAGAAAATAGCTCGTACCGGAAATCATATTTTTTACGAATAATAGGTTGACAAATATTTTCTTTTTTGTTATAATACTGATATAGTGTTTAATATTAGGAACTTATTATGACTATGCATTTAGAAGGCCCTTGGCTTAGTACTGTGGGTAAAAAGAAAGGCAAACAAAAATTTGCTTCTGCCGAACACGCAAGAAAGGCTAGAGAATTGGAAGATAGCTGGAAAGAAATACAAAAAAAGTGGGGCATTGAACAAGAAGAAAAGAAACGTCGACGTGCTATGTCTGCCGGGTCTCTTTCAGACAGTTACAAACTTACGATTCCTGAAGGTAGAAATACTACAGCTCATATTAAAAGCAAAGGCGGGTCTTCGGGTAGCGGAACTCTTGCCGCACCAAAGGTCTATACAGGTACCAAAGTTAAAGGTATTGCCACAATGCATAAATCAAATGCCGTACCAGTCTTTAGTGATGAAGAGGCAGTTGAAATATCTAGGATGAGACGATGACTAAATTCGATAAATTTTGTGTTACTGTCTCAATTAATGATATGGGGTAGTTAATGCCGCAAGCATATTTTAAGGGACCAGAAAGCTCATGGGAAAAGATATTTGCATGGCGGCCTATTAGGATTAACAAACGCTGGTATTGGTTAAGAGAAGTATACCGCAGAGAACGCAACAAGTATGTTATGCCGCATACAGGATACGAATATGGAACATTGTTTGATGTAATCAAGGATTTATAATGACTAAATTTGATAAAGAATCATTTAATAAATATGAAGTATGGCGTTTGCTCCAAGGAAATCCAGATACTTGGTATCAAGAAGCAGATGAATCTGATCGTACTTCGCTTAGAAATTGGATGTATACGGCATTAGCTGAAAATCAAGTTCAAATTGATTTTGTAAAAGCTGACGGAACATTGCGATCAATGACTTGTACATTAAATGAAGGATTGGGTGCTAAACGAGTAAATAAACTATCCACAGAGAAACCTGAAATAGCAGATAAAAAAGAAATTTGTGTAGTTTGGGATTGTAACGCTAACGGTTGGCGTAGTTTTCGATGGGATAGATTAAGAAAGATAAATTTTACAATTGGCTAAAGATGATGTAATTAAGATGGATGGCGCGATAATCGAAGCATTACGTAATGCCATGTATCGAGTTAAGCTAGAAACATTTGAAAAACCTATATTAGCAACTCTGTCAGGCCGTATGAGACAGAATAATATTAAAGTATTGATGGGTGATACTGTAGAAGTAGAGTTCAGCCCATACGATCTTACTCGCGGACGCATTACTAGACGACGCTAAATACTAGATGATACGTGAATATATTAATCTAGTAGAACAAACTACAAAACCTGCTAAATTAGAAACCACTCCGTTACCATACGGGGTTAAAGATTTGGCGCCTATAATGTCGGAAGACACTATCAATTATCACTACGAACATTTAGCCAAGGGCTATGCTAAAAAATATAATACAGGTGAAGGTGATCCTGATTTCAATCGTGCTGGTAGTTTTTTACATAACAAATTCTTCCCTCAACTTAGACCGCCAAAAGGCGCTAATCGCCCAAAAGGTTCAGTATTAGAACTAATAGAATCTAAATTTAAAACATACGAAGACTTCAAAATTGCGTTTAAAGATGAAGCAATGAAAATACAGGGCTCAGGGTGGATTTATCTTAGTACTAGCGGTGATATTAAAACTATCAGAAACCATCAAGTTCGGACTGATATATGTTTACTAGTGGACTGGTGGGAACATGCTTGGGCTTTAGAGTATAAATGGGATAAAGAAAAATATTTAGATAATATTTGGAAAATTATTAATTGGGAAGTGTGTTCTGATAGATTATGATAACTTTAACTGAATCAGCAAAAACTAAAATTAAAGATATCATTTATGATGAAGGAAATCCCAACCTAGCTTTACGTACTTTCGTACAAGGTGGCGGATGCTCGGGATTCAGTTATGGTTTCACCCTCGACGAAGTACAGAACGAAGATGATTTTGCTATTCCTTTAGATGAATTTAAAATATTAATAGATTCTATCAGTATGCAATATTTAACCGGGGCAGAAATAGACTACAAAGAAGATTTACATGGTAGTCAATTTGTTATTAAAAATCCTAATGCTACTACAACCTGCGGATGCGGTTCAAGTTTTTCTATGTAAATTAGGCAAAATAACAGACATAAATTATTAGCTAAATAATTAAAAGCTAATAAGGATTACTATGTCTCAGCAGATTATAAATGTAGGTACGACCCCAAATGACGGGGCAGGAACCCCCATACGTACCGCATTTCAGTATACTAATAATAATTTTGCTCAATTATTTGCGCTACCAAACCCTAATCCACCAGCTACTCTTATAGGTAAACCGGGCGATATTCCCGGAATGTACGCATTTAACTCTAATTTCTTTTACTATTGTTTTGCTACATACAACGGGATAAATCCAATTTGGGCAGAAGTAGCACAAAGTAGCTCGGCCAGTGATACAATTGTTAATGGTACCAGTAATGTTTTAATTAGTACTGCCAACGGCAA